CGTTAACAACTCCTCAAGAATTTGGTCTTCTGTTTTGGGGGGTGGGGCTGAATCAGGGGTGGACGCCATAAAATACTCCTCGAAAATTTGATATTTACCTATAATAGTCCATGAAAATAGCCGTAGGCACACTAAACTCCAAGATCATTACAGATAATCCTGATCTTCTGAGCGCCCTTGTGAAATTATATTCATTTAAATCCCCAGGCTATCAATACTCGTCAGCCTATAAATCCCGTCGATGGGATGGGACTATTAGGTTTATTAGTAAAAACGGAACTTTCCGCTCAGGTCTTCTAGAGAGTTTACTCAAAGATTTAGAAAAAATTGAGTGTATGCCTGAACTAGAGTACACCCACGACCGACCACCTCTGCCCAAAAATGACTGGGAGATTCCTCCTTTTACTTATTATGATTTTCAAAAAAAATTAATTGCTAAAGGGTTAGATAAAAAAAGAGGAATTATTAAGTCTCCTACTGGGTCTGGAAAAACTTTAATAATGGCTGGACTGATCAAGGCACTAGAGGGGAGAAAAATGGTGCTATTGTTTAATGCAAAACAACTGCTAACACAAACTTATGAGTTTCTTACAACTACTTGTGAATTTAAAAACATAGGATTGTGCTACGGAGAAGGATACATTTATGGGGACACAATGCTGTGTACTGTTCAGAGTATAGAAAAAATATTAGACACTCATTTAAACCAAGCCGAAGTTCTAATGGTTGATGAATGCCATGAATTTTCTAATGGAAAGACCACTTTAGCAGCCATTAGGGCTTTCCCTAATGCACAGTATAGATTTGGATTTACTGCCACCCCTCCGTCTGAGTCGATCCCTAAATATAACTTAGAAGGCTCATTAGGCACCGTATGGGAAATCATAGATACCTCAGGGTTAGTGAAAGAAGGCAAGCTCACCAAGCCCATCATAAATCTAGTCCGACGCAAGTATGCTGCTAGCGGTGGAGACGAATCAATGGGGTATTCCGAAGTTTATGAGAACTACATTACCCATAATCACTCACGAAATACAAAAATAACCGAGATAGTACATGACATCAAGAAACAAAATCAACGACCTCGTATACTTATACTTACCAAATCACTTGATCACGGAAGATCCCTGGAAAAGTTACTTAGAGGAGAATCCTGTCAGTTTCTTGAGGGTGCGAACTCCCTCGGAGAACGGTATTCAGCTATTTCTAAATTCAGAAATTATAATGGACCTTCCATTCTTATTGGAACCAAGATTCTTCAAACAGGAATAAACATAGAAGAGATTACCCATCTCATAAATGCCCGAGGCATGAAGTCAGAGATTGCTACACTGCAAGCTCTGGGGAGGGCTCTGAGGAAACACAAAAGCAAGCAGGAAGTATTGATCTATGATTTCTTAGACCAAGAAAAATACCTAAAACAACATTCCCTAGAACGTAAAAAATATTATGAGAACCAAGGACATAAGGTTATAGTACTATGAGGAAGATAGAAGACATAAAAAAAGATGAATGCGCGCTGAGTCCCTCCGAAAAAGAAGACTTACAATGGGCAGTGAAAGAAATAGAAAATATCCTAAAAGACGAGAAGGTAAGTGAAAGGGGCCTTACCAGATTAGATAATGTAGTTGAGTCTCTTTTAAATCTAAAAAGAAACTATACTAAAAGAATTATAAAGCTTCTCAAGCAGAATCATATGCTGGATTAGTTATCACCAGAAAATTGGGGTAAATCCATATCTGGGTTTAGCATCTTTAATTTTAACCCCCAATTTTCCATATCTCTCTTAGTCCACTGATCTTCCAATTTTTCCTCTAAAGAATCCAACTTGTGGTTAATGCTGCCAAGTTCAGTACTAATCCATACTACTCCCGCACACAGACTTATAACCATACCTAAAGGCATTAAAGTTTCTTTAGAGAAAACAAATTTTTTATCATTACTTACCATTAAGCTAACCTCTGAATAATCAAAGTAGAATCTTTTTCAAAATTAACATTGTCTGCCTCTCCCTCCATCGTAAGTTTAATAGCATCGGGAGCCGCGACTACCTTTCCTACCCATTCCATAGGAGCCGCATGAGGATCTGTAGCACTGTGTCCTCTAAAAATTTGTGAGTGAGCGACACTACCGTTTATATAGAACCGGAATGTGATATTTTGATTAATAGAGGTTATGAAAGATGATATAGTTCTAACCAAATAAACACCTGTAGAACTTACGGCCACATGGTCTGGGCCACCCTCAGAGGATGAGGGATTTGTAAATTGGTAATAACCATCATCACTGCTTCTGACCGTGGAGGATACCCCTTCCGTGAGAGAGCCATCCCCGAAAGTTATTTCCGAAGTAGAAGCCGTCCCATCGTCTTTTAATCGCATCCAAATGAAGGGACCAGCCCCATGAGGTTGAGGGAAGTCAGTAGTTATGGATATTAGATCGTTACCAGGATTGCCCTTCACAGTCTGATTGGAAGAAACATTTAGTCCTGCGCTCGTGTCAATGGGATTAACAACAATCAGAGTAGTACACGAGGCGTTAGGATCAAATGCCCCCGTTGGGCCAGTAACCCCTTGATTGCCAGTAACCCCTTGATTGCCAGTAACCCCTTGATTGCCAGTAACCCCTTGATTGCCAGTAACTCCTTGATTTCCCGTAACCCCTTGATTTCCCGTAACCCCTTGATTTCCCGTAACCCCTTGATTGCCAGTAACCCCTTGTGGGCCAGTGGGGCCAGTAACCCCTTGTGGGCCAGTGGGGCCAGTAACCCCTTGTGGGCCAGTGGGGCCATTACCTCCACAGATAGCAGCCTCTAATACTTGATCAGGGGGGAGTTCAATGATCGTATAGTTACCCCCTATTGAAGAAAGGATTAGAGGAACAGGTCCACCACATCCTGTTGCCATCTAGTGTTACTCCTCGGCTTCTTCCTCTGGAGTATCACCAGGAGTTGAAGGAAGAACCTTATCATCACCGTCATCGGACTCTTCCTCGTCGTCATGGGGTTCTTCCTCGTCGTCATCCTCCTGCATACCCGCCATCAATTCATCCAAATCATTGAGGGCTTCAAGGAATTCCTCTTTAGATAAAGCCTGTTCCTCTTCAGCCTCGTCCTCTTCAGCCTCTTCCTCTTCCCGGATGTTATCGCCGTCTAGTTCGACCTCTTCCTTAGCAGTCTTTTTCTTTTTCTTTTCTGCTGCTTTTACAGAGTCATCCTCTTCGTCTGATTCAGACTCAGGTTGGGCTTCTCGATCCTCCAAATCCTTTTCGGCTTTAATCTGTGCGTCGGTTTTATCGTTATCTTTTTCTTTATCTAAATCCAAAAGAAGCGTTTTGCGAGTTTTTTCTAATAATTCGGCGATACTTAATTCAGTATTTAGGATAGTATCGAAAGAAATATTTTCAACTAATGTATATTCCTCACAGAAATTATCATATCCACAAGCTTCAAAACATTCTTGAAGAACATCATTCACATCAATAACTTCCACACCATTCTTTTTCTTAAGGCACATCGACAATTCAGTGAAGACCTCTTTCAGGACGCTACCCTTAGGGGCCAGTCTAGAAAGAGACTCAAAAATTACTACCTGGGTGTGGGCCAAGCTCTTAAAAGTAGCTGTTTCTTTAAGGTTAAGGATATTAATTCCATATTTCTCATTAAGTAAGCTAATAATCGTCTTTTTAATAGGCTTTTTCATTTCAAACAAGCGTGAAACGAAGTTTTTAATTTCTTTCTCGGAAATGCTTGTATGATCCCCTAACCCTAAGGAGTTATCTATGCATTCAAATAACTGCTTTTTGGTTGCCAAAGCCAAGTAAGGTACATCAACAACGGCTTCTACAAGGGCACTCAACACTTCTTCATCACAGGACTCAAAAAGCAACGCAGCTAGATTTCGAATCTTACTGTTGGTGGCCCATACTTCCTCGAACCCCTTCTTGGACTCTAAAAGCTCTTTCTTGACTAACTCCTGCTTGCACAGTAATTCGTAGATACTCTTATTTAATCCTTGAGAAATGGAGTAACTACTGTTCTCTTCTAAGGCTTTATACCCTAAACGTGGGAAATTAAAAGCTTTGGAAACCGCATTTGACAGTTTAATAGAATTCTCAATTTCTTTGATGTTCTGAATTTCGTCTTTTTCTTCTACCAGGAAACTGGTAATCTGGGGCATGATCTCTAAAAATCGTTGAAACTCCTCAGTTTTAACAATATTTTGCGCCTCCGAGAATAAAGATGTTTTTTCTTCTAGGCGTTTTTTTACATTCTCAAACTTCAATCGGTTTTCCCATAAGGAAAGAACTTCACTAAAACTATATTCCGCAGTGCGGTAATCGTCTGCATTTAAATTTCCCACAAAGCGGGAAACCTTGTCATCTACAAAGGAGTTAAAAGTTTTATTATCGGTGAAGATATCTACATCTTGCACTTGGATTGAGTTAAGTGTAATATCTTCTTCCAGAGCGTATTCTCCAAAGACCACTTTGCCACTCTCTGTTAAAAATGCTACTTTTTTTGCCTCACTATCAATGGAGAAAAGCTCCACGTTCTCTCTAAGAGAGCGTCCCAAGCAATCACTTAGTTTTAATAAATTTGTTATGGTGGAATTTCTATTCTCAAACAGATGATCAAACATTTCTAACTCCTTAATGTGTCAACTCATACGGGTTATATAGGTTATAATAGATCGCATTATTTTAGGGATTTTTTATATTTCTCCCAATTATCCTATCAATAGAATTAACCTTCGAAGATACCCCATTCTGTGATTCGGAAATAATTTGTTTTCTCAGACGCCGAAGGGTATTAACAATCCGGGCATCAGCCCCCTCTTTTTGTAATTCTTTCTGACGCTCATGATCTGCGGCCTTAGCTACCTCCTGCCTCCCGGCATCTTGAGACGCTGCATCCTGCTCCATTTCCATTTCTTGCTGTCCGATAGCCCCTTGTTGCTCTAGCTCTTGAGATTGCATCTCTGATTGCTCTTGTTTAAGCTCTTCCATAATCTCTTCAATTTGCTGCTCGGTAAGATCATAAAATTCTTTATAAAGGGTCTTCTTGGGGAAAAGCCCAGTAGCAACCACAGCCTGGACTACCCTAGCTTTCTGCTCATCAATTTCCATCTTACGTTTGGTAAAAGTGTCACTAGGGTCAGGCAGAATCAACCGTAATTCTTTAAGAAGATGAGCAGGATACCCTATTAAGCTTAAGTGACGCCTACAAAGTTGTTCTAGCCCTATCTCGATTTGCTGCTGGACACGGGTGATAGTTCTAGCAAACTTGGCATCTAATTGTGATAAGTTTGCCTTTCTTTCAGGGGACTTATCTTTCTCAACAATATAATCCTTAGGAATCTTTAGAGCGGCGAGCAGCTTATCCCTAAAATACCGAACATCCTCTACCTCCCCAAGGTTAGTTGCCCCAGGCAACGTTTCGATCTTAGTGCCCTGAGGACCTCTAGTAGGAACAAAGAAATCTTCGTCGGCACTAAGAGGGTTATAGCGTGCATCTATGCCGCCCCTATTAATATCGTAGTATTTTTCTTTTTTGAATTTTTCTTTGACCTTCTCTATAAAAAGCTCTGCCTTGTTGGCAGGCATATTAGCTACGTCAATATAGAAGATGCGTCTCTCAGGGGCACGAGCCAGCCTGTAGATAAGCATAGCATCTTCCATTAATTTTAAAGAACGAAAAATTCGAATAGCAGCCCCCGCGATTGATTTCCCATAAGGATAATAAGAGGGGTCAGCCGTTCTTAGGCGAAAATGAATAATCTGATTGCGATCTAAAGTGATATACTTCGCCCCCGTCATGGAATCGGCGGCACTACCGTAGGCTTCCCATGACCCTGAACTCCATAAGAATCCCAGTCATTCTTCTGGGGAATCTCTTGCAGGAAATCAGTTAAATACCCGTATTCATTTTCCACTCTAATAATAAAATTGGGGTTTAAAGGTTTAATGCGTTGAATTCCCTTCTTGGGGTTATTAGTATCAACGATTGTCTCGATAAAGGCATCTCCATATTTTACAGTATTTCGAATAATATCCCAATAAATTCTGTCTAACTGGATGACTCGGAATAATTCCTTTAATTCATCAACAACCATTTGAGAATCACTGTGAATCGTCCACCTCTCACCCCGTAAATTCTTTTGGGAGGAGTCGTCAGCATAAATATCGAACGCTGTTGCTACTTCAGGATAGTCATCCATAGCCTCAAATCTCTTATACCGTTCCCGCCGACTTTTCTCAATTTCAGGGAGTACTAAGCTATTACGGCTTAATGCCCCCATCGCTGGTAATCTATCAGGAGTTACGACATCGGCGCTCTGGACGGTATCCCCAGCTAGACTCGCTTGAGGAGTGGGCCCATCATCTCCTTGTTGGGCCATATAGGGGGCAGCTTTAGTAGCAAAGAATCTAGCTAAAAACTGACCTAACCTGCCCGAAGGATAAAAATAAGGACCTATGCGGTTATCAGGACTCTGGGCTCCAAATTGGGTAATCCCAGCCCCTGCTGCATCTTCCTTAACTTGGGTAATCGTCGTGACCTTACCGTTTTTCTTTACTTCATCAGCCATTTCATATCTTCTGTACTTATTTCCTGACCGTAACTGTTATAGAGGGTAGTTCTCGTAGGCTCTAATGGTTTTTGTTCCTGGTGCGGATTTTGAGAGAATTCTAACGCATGAGTATCTACTAAAGTATGTAGTACAGATACGGCTATCCCTATACTCATAATTAGGTCATCATTCTTACCTCTGTCGGCCTCAATTCTGCCGGAATCCTTAATGATAAACGTAAGCAACTCATCCACAGTACGTTTAGAGTTTACTTTAAGGATATTATTACGGATATACTCCTCTAGTCTTGCCAGGATCTCGTCTCTATTTTTAGAGGTTACTTGTAACCCTATATTGTTCTTATCATCTAGCCATAAATTATCATACTCATAAACGTTAAATAACCAATCTATAAGATTGTTCCCGATAGTATTGCGCTCTATCACTACCGAGGCATTATTGTAAAGGCTCCCCTCCTTAGCAATAATTTGCCCAAGCTCATTGATAGGGGTCTTATTAGAATAGAACTCAGCTACTTGCTCCCCTGTATACATGTTTAAGACATGAAAAGCCGAGTAATCACGGTCTCTGCCCATGGAGACATCTACTCCAATTAGATAGTCATATGCAGGTTCAGGATCCTTCCAGACGCGCATTTTATTGTTGTATTTAATATAATACTCCTCGTTAACCTCCTCCAACAGGCGTTTAAGCAAAGTACCTTCAATGAAGGTTTCACCTGTCCCTAAAAACTCACACTCATATTCTTGAAGCCACTGTTTAGGAGGAAGATTCGCTTTAGTTGTCGCTTCCCACATATCCACATTCAATCCTAGGTTTTCCATTTCTTCATACAGAGAATCATACCCTAACTGACGTTTGTACTCGGGATGGTCTCTCCATGCAATATCAATACAGTTGAAGGCGTTTTCCGACAGTCCGGCCTCCTTAAAGGTTCTATGATACCAGTTTCCTACACCATTTACCGTAGACAACACAAACGCTCTACCACCTGTAGAGATAATGGGGTATACCGCCGCCCAGATGGTATCAATATTCTCAATGAATGCCGCCTCGTCAATAATCAGAAAGGACCCAGCTAAAGATCTACCTGATTGTTTACCAGACGGTCTAGATTTGATAATGGAGTTATTATTCAATTTGAGAGTGTGCTTATTATCCTCGGCTACTCCTGGCCGTAAAAAAGAAGGAAGCTCCTCGTACATCACCTTGATACGATCTAACACCTCCGTCGCTTCTACATCCCCTTTCGAAAGGATAACAATCGTCTTATGCTTCTCAAAAATCGCCATATGAAGAGAGTAGGCAGCACATAAGGTCGTACATCCTGCCTGCCTAAACTTTCGCAATATATTAAAACGATGTGTCTCCAACTCCTCAATAATCTTCGTTTGAAACGGGTAAAGCTCGAAAGGAACCAAACCCCGGATAGGGTGAACCACTTTAATGTACCGTGAAATAAAGTAGTGAGGCTCATCCTTACACTTTTTGAATTCAGCAATTAAATCAGATTTATCCATAAACTATCTATAATAGACCATGAAATTTTTCGCAGTAATCTGCACTCGAAATCCTAAACTGTCCTCCCAGACGAGAGGACTAGTCTCTAAATTATCTAGCTTTGGCGTTGATGTAAAACTATTAGTAAATCAAGATTCTATCTTTAGTGCGTATCACAAAGGGCTGACCAAGTGCGAAGCCTCGGATACTGACATCGTTATTTTCTGTCATGACGACATTCAAATTCTTTCAAACAAGGAAAATTTTATAGCCGCATTGTCAATTTGTGTAAAGCCGAAAACGGGGATCGTGGGACCCGCCGGAACCACATTTTTAGGGGAAAATGCCGTATGGTGGGATCACGATAATTGGAAGAAGGGGCTACACCGTGGAGCAGTTAACCACATAGCTCAAGAAGAACCCCCAACAATTGATACAACAACTTATGGACCCTACGGGGAAGTAGTAGCTTTAGATGGCCTATTTTTAGCAGCCAGAAAAAAAGTTTGGGAACATATTAAAGTAGAAAAACCTACATATTTTGAGGGATTGTGGGACTTTTATGATATACACTACACTACTACTGCTCACGCCCTTGGCTATAATAACTATGCGGTTCCAATTAAGATGATTCATCATTCGAGCGGCCAATTAGTAGGCCGAGACTCTTGGCATAAAAACAGAACCGCGTTTATTAAACATACTACTTTACCTATGAAAGTAAAATAATGGAAAATATCTACGAACTTTTTGTTTGGATTTTAGTTTGCTTTGGAATAACCTTTACTATGACACACGGAAAGATTGGGGAACCTGTCAAAAACTGGATTGTATCCAAAAGTAACTTTTTCGGGGGAATGGTACAGTGTCCCATGTGCTTTGGCTTCTGGATCGGGCTTATATTAGGAAGTCTTTGGCAAAGCCATACTGGTCATATACTACTTGACGGGTTCCTTGGCTCTACCAGTTGCTGGTTTCTCCATTGTATTAGTTGGCAGTTAGCTCTAAAAGAGGGAACTGTCTAGTCAACAGCCATTGCCACAATGCGCCATTCTAGGAATGGTAAATCTACGGGAAACATGGATTTGAAATAGCATTTTAATCTCCTTTTCGTGAACTGATATCAAAAATCCGCGTATCAGCCGAACTTTTATGCGGTTTTTTATTCTTTATTGTCTTAAATAAACGTTTAGCCAAGTAAATCCCGGCTTTATGATCAGTGGGGAAATGGAGGCCACCAATAATACGTCCTGCCCCCGCTTCCTCCGCAGCCATAAGAAGGTTTTTTCTATGTTCTGGGTATTTGTCCGCATAGATTTCAGCAATTAATCTAGCTTGAGTCGTGTGCCCAGAAGGGTAAGACGGGGTTTTTGCACTGCGGCTAGATATCACCTCTAATTCGGACATATAGTAAGGTGAAAGTTGAGAAGGACGGGGCCTATTAAACTTATTTTTAAGCTTACGAACCAAAAAAGCTGTATCAACTAATATCCTTTTCATATATTCGGCATCGTATTGCAACCCAAACAACTTCATATACATTTTGATAGCATATAGAGGATCCTTATCATGCTTTCTAATACTCTTTTCCATCTCTTTGGTACGAGAGATTGTTACCCCCTGCAAGAAAAGCATTTCTTTTCCAGTCGATAAACTAGAATTTAGGGGAGGATTAGATAAATATATAAACTTAGCGTTTTCGGAGAAAACCTCTAGTTCTCCCGTTACTTTACGAAGACGTTTTGAATAAACCACATCATCTATATTTGTCATTTTATTAACGCTCTCTATTATATCTATTATTTGGAAGAACCACATCGTATAATGTCTTTGTTCCCGGAAGCCTCTCCACTAAAGGTAATAATTTGGTGAGTCTATCTTTTATTTCATTATAGTAAAATTGACGCTCCTTATAATGTGCCTCTTCTAGCTCTTTAAGGCGCTGATGGAGCCTCACATCTCGATATATCATATAGGCTACCCACAACCCCAAAACCCCATACTGTAAAAGACTGTCAGCTAGAGATTCCATTACCATACTCCGGGATCAGAATACCGCAAATTCATTACAGTTTGTTCACCGTTTATACTAACAGTTTCAAACCCATCCCATTCTGTTGATCCCTTTGGAAATAGGGACAAGGTGTATTCTAACTCCTCAGGGTATTGAGGCGTAGATGTAGACGAACTATTTGGTATTTGAAGAACGAAATACAGATACAGTTGGTTTGGAAATCCTCCATTTTGAAATGTTCCAGGGATCAAATTCTGACCCACTGTCGAAGACTTAAATGTTCCCTCACTAATTACGCTACAAGACTCGTTCCAAAAATTAATAAAAAGAAATTTATTTTGATAATCATATTTGAAATACGTCATCATGGGAACATGATTTCCCTCTAAAGGAATTGCTTTTGTCAACCCAGCCTCCATGTATACAGGCGGAGGAGGAGGTGGAGGGGTA